CAGAAGCCAAGCTACAGATGGCCAACGAACTGTTGCGTCTGCTCAAGATCAGCTCGTCCTCGGCCGGCGAGGCACAGGGAACCTTCCGGATCGGCCTCGGCGCGCAGGGTCCGGACAGGCCGCATCCACGAGCGATCGTGAGGATTTCGAGGTAATGGCCTACATAGTCATTTCCGATTTCAAGTATGGCTTGGACCGCCGCAGGCCCCAGAGTTCCGGCGTACCCGGAACGCTTTGGGTCGCCAAGAATTGCGTCATAACGCGAGGCGGCGACATCGAGCGGGTAAAGGACTTTGTGAAGGTATTCGACCTGCCGGCCGGCAAGACCACGGGCTTCTTCTCGGTCAAGGGGCAGCGGTACGTGTTCGGGCACGAAGCCACCCCCGCAGGCATGCCGGCTGGTGTGATCTACCAGCGACTGCAAGCGCCCAGTGGCGCTGCGCTAACCCGCGTGCTCGACGCCAAGGGGTTCGATGGCAAGGTGTATGCCATCGCCCAGTTCGATGACGGCAACATCTACCACTACTACAATGGCTCGCGCGTAACGGAGTGGGATACTCTGGCGAAGGACGCCTTCACGTACGAGTCGGTAGCCGAGCACTTGGCCGTCATGATGGACGCCGACAACGCGGTCCGTGTCGAGGCGTCCGGCAATGTCATCCAGATTACGGCGGTTGAGCCGGGGGTGGACTTCACGATTTCTACCTCCACGGCCAACGGCGCGACCCCCTCGTCGCCCACAGCCACGGTTACAACAGTGCAGGCGAATGTGGTAGAGGTTCCAGAAGTCCGTGCCGAAGGCACGGTGGAGATCACAGGTGGGTCCGCATCTCCGGGCGTGAACCGCGTTACTTCGGTCGAAGTAGACGGCGTAGAGCTTCTGTCTCAGCCGGTGGACTGGGTGCAGTCCAACGAAGCGACAGCCAACGCCCTGTCCGTGGAGATCAATAACAACGCGCACGTCCACGGATACCGCGCGGACGCCAGCGGCGCCGAAGTCACGATCACGGCTCCGGTTGGCGCCGGAGCTACGGTGAACGGCTACGTGGTGGCCGTGACGACTGCCGGAGATGTTACGGCGACGACATCCAACCTCAGCGGGGGTGTGACCTATGTTGCGCCGCAAGCCAAGGTGGTGACGGTTACGATTTCCGCCAGCAACCTGGCCGACAGCTTCGACGCCTCGTGGACCATCACGCTTAACGGCGTGGACTACAAAACCACAGGGATGGCGTCGGCCACCGGCAGGGTGGCGTTCGTCCACAAGAGCCGCGTGTATTCGGTCGCCGGTTCGCTCCTCCGGTTCTGCAAGATCAACACGCCGACAGACTGGACTGACAGCAACACGAGCAGCGGGGCCGGCTTCATCAATATCGCCAATGAGGTTGACGGCGCGGCCACCCTGTTCGGCATGGCGGCGTACGGAGAATACGTGGCGATCTTCGCCCGCGAAGCCATTGTCATCTACCAGCTGATGGCCGACGCCGAGAACACGGAACTCATCCAAGTTCTTGAAAACACTGGAACTTTTGCCCCGCGGTCGCTCGTGTCGTACGGTGCGAATGACGTGTACTATCTCGATGAGACCGGGATCCGCTCGTTGCGAAGCCGCGACATGACGGACTCGGCGTTCACGTCGGACGTTGGTAGCGCGATCGACCCCTTCATGCAGGAGATCTTCGCCGAGGTCGGCGACAACGGACGGGCCAGGGCGTGCGCCGCGATTGAGGCCGTCGATGGCCGGTACATGCTGGCTATAGGCAAGTACATCGTGATCCTGTCCTATTTCCCGTCCTCCAAGATCGTGGCCTGGAGCTACGTGGACTTCGGGCAGGAGATTTCGGACATGGTTCGCGTCAAGCGGCGCGTCGAGGTCCGGTCCGGGGATTCCATCTACGCATACGGGGGCGTGTCGGGGACGAGCTACCCGGACGAAGAACATTTCCTGCCGGTGGTCGAGACGCCGTTCATTTCGGCGAAAGACCCAGCCTCGCAGAAGGCTCTCCTGGGCTTCGACATGGCCTCGAAGGGCGTCTGGAAGGTCGAGATCCTGATCGACCCCGACGACCACACCAAGATCGTCAACGCGGGCCACTTGTACGACACCACGTACCAGCGGCTTTCTCTGGGGTTGGTGGGCCACACGTCGCACTTCGCCCTCCGATTCGTCGGCCAGTCTGGCGGATTTGCCTCGTTGTCGTCCACGGCCGTCCACCACGACACAACGGAGTCGAGATGAAGCTACGACCCTGCGCAGGATGGTCCGACATTGACTCCATCTTGGACCGGCTGTCGGACCAGCATCGGGAAGAATACGAGAGCCTTGGGTATCCCGAAGAACCTTTCATGGCCAACATGGCCGAGTTCATGGTCAACAGCGACATTCAAGTTCTGGAGTTTGACGGGCGCCCACAGGCGCTACTGGCGGTCAACCCAAGTGACCCGATTCCCACCACCTGGTTGATGGTGACGAAGGAGTTTTTCGCCAAACCGTCGATAGCGACCGTGAGGCTGTGCCGCAGGGTCATGGAGGGTTGCGCGGCCAAGTACGGGCCGATTCTTTCGGTGAGCCACGCAAAGCACCCGAAGATGGCCAAGTGGCTGAAAACAATCGGGTTCGAGCAGATAAACGACAAGGTTTTTCTGTTTAGGACGTGACATCTTTGCGATGTTTTGGTAGATACCGAAAACTGCAAGCGTTACATCGCCGGAGCTCGCTGCGCCGGTTCTGTTAGAGATGACGGAGCCGCGCATGTGTGGTAGAAAACCAAAAGAACCGTACAGCGCGTATAAGTCCGGCGACTTCAATCGGTGGAAGAAGCAGTTCGACAAGATCGCCGAGATCGAACTTGCGGCTGCGCGTGGTGAGATTTCCGAAGCAGAAGCGCAGCGGCAAATCGAGAGCCTGCGAAACCCACAAGCGAAGGCCCGCGCGGACATAGATCAGGCGTTCGCACAGTTCGACCCGACCAATCCCGCCAACTTAGGCCCGCTTGGGATTTCTATCGGTAGCGCCATCGCGGGTTTTCTCACCCCTCCGATCGCGGATCTTGAAAACAAGATCAAGGAGGACCCATCCGCCGCCATGGAGCTGCGCGAGATCCTGCGCCAGCACAAGGTCAACCTCGGCAAGATCGGCATCGACCAGGCGTTCTCGAAGTTCGACGACGACTACTACAAGAAGTACCGCGATGACTACACGGGGTACTACTTCCCGCAGTTGGATGAGCAGTACGGCAAGGTGACGGACAAGATGACGGCGGTCCTGGCGGATCGCGGCATCCTCTCATCGTCCATCGGCAGTAACAAGTTCGCCGACCTGGCTAAGGAGCACTCCAACGCCCGTACGAACATCTCGAACGAAGCTCTGGACGCGGCCAACAAGCTGCGCGCGCAGGTAGAGAGCGCCAAGTCGAACCTTTACAGCCTGAATGAGGCGTCCGCGGACCCACAGGCGATCAACGCCCAGGCGATCGGGCAGGCGACCGCGCTAGTCGCGCCGCCGACCTATTCGCCGCTCGGCAACATCTTCGCGGGCGCGCTCGACGCCTTTGGCAACTACATGTCCGCAAGGCAGAACAGGCCATACCAGAACCGGAGCATGTACATCAGCCCGTACCCGACCGGGTACGGCTCGGGGCGAGTGGTGAGGTAAGCCAATGTGTACGGGACTTGAGTTGATTGGTCTGATCGCCGGCCCCGTGATAAGCGGCGTCGGTGCCGCCATCCAACAGCGCGAGATGGCGAGGGCCCAACAGCGGATGGCCGAAGCCCGCAACAACGAGCTCCGCCGAACGCTTGCCAAGAATGACCAGCTGGCGGAGCGCAGCCGCGAGGTGTTCGAGGCGCGCCGGCGTGCGACGGAAGGTCAAGAACTGGACAAGGCGGAGCAGGAAGCCAAGGAGAAGCGGTCGCAGGAGCTTGAGACCGCAGCAGAGCAGACTCCCGCGCCCGCGGCGGACGTACCCCTTGCGGGGTCCACGCCTCAGGTTGTCCAGTCTGACATGGCCAAGCGGTTCCAGAACGCCATCAACCAGTCTAAGGACCAGGCCAGCAAGCTCGGCATCCTTAGCGGCTACGGCGATATGTGGGTGAATCAGGGCTTCGCCGACATGCAGGCCGGCCGCGACATCGGAACGTACTCGAACTTCGCGTCCGGCAACATGGCGCTGCTTCCGTACCAACAGGACATCGCCGAGATGCGGGCGTATAAGCCGATTTCACCCATTGGCGGAATCCTCCAGGGCGTCGGCGGAATGCTCAGCAGTTACGGTGGCGGGGGTGGCTTGCCCAAGCGCTCCTACACGTCCCCTACGTACTTCTACAGTAATCCGG